AAGTATCACCCATCAAAACAAATTCGTCATCAGGAAATTCCTTAGCCAATTCTATTATAACATGAGGAGACTTCACCATCGAAAAACGAGCTAAGAATATATAAAGATTTTCTTGTTTATCGTGAATGTCAACTTCAGGATAATTCTCTAAAACTAATCCGGAATATGCCCAATAGAAATAATGACCAAGATTCTTAAATTTCTCTCGAAGCGCAGACATCACCCATTTAGAAACCGCTATAACATGACAAGGAAAATTAGGTAGTGAGGAAATATTATCAGGATGATGATCCCAAGACATCGCTAAATGCGGAAAATTCTCTGGATCCTTAGATTTTAGATAATGGTAGTGATGAAAATGATTATCTTCAAGTACTGCATCACTTTCACTAAGAACTTCCAAATTAGATTCAACTAAATCCTTTTCTAAATCAACGGGATGAAGTGTCTTTCCATCCCAAGGTCTGTAATTACCCGTTAACACTTTAACATTTTTATAAGAAAGATGTGAACCACGAGGCGCTAAAACACTAACTTCGTGTCCATCTTCGCCTAATAGCTTAGCAAGATATAACGTACGTACTTCAAGTCCTCCATAGAATTTATACATCTTATCAGTAACAGTAAAAAACATCGGAAATATGATGCTTACCAAACTCATTTGTCTCTTTCTTCTCTCAACAATAAAAATATACAAAAAATATGAATAGAAAATATTAATTATGCTGATATAGGAAACACAGGATAAGATGACTGAGTCGCCCAAACACAAAGCGACGAAATATCCGAACTTGGCACTTCAATCTCCACTGCTGGCTGAGGCATCTGCCAGTTTGCATTCATCATAACATTCTGAAGCACAGAGCGTGAACGAACTACACTTTCGAATCTATTCGTAGGAGTTTGAGTAGTAAGCCCCATACCAACACTGCCAGCAACCTGCCCTCGAACAACATGAGAAAGAGCTCCTGACTCCGCCTGAACATCAGATACTAAATCCATCATTCGCCCATCTGCTCGAAAACCGGTTACTCCAAAATCATAAGATCCATTTGTACGAACTGCACTCGCAAAATTCTGATTTATCATGCCAGACGAAATTAAACAATTTCTCACGGGCACTGCTCTCAAAGTATTATTTAGAGCTACACCACTATCATCTCCCATTATCATACCAGCACTTGTAACATCCATATGATCAAGCCTTACAACCTGAGAACCCAATATAGTCTCGTTCTCAAAGATGTTTGAATACTTCATATTAACACTTACCACTGCATCGCTTGCCTGAATAATGTAATCTATTGAAGAAAAAGCCGAAACACTTCCTATACATAACACAAGTGCTATCAAAACGGATAGAATACCTAATTTCATTTCCTCCTCCTTATATGTATTAATTATAGTGGGAGATTGTATTTTTTCTTACAATCTCCCAGAGGTTATTACCTGCCATTGCAAAGTTGCAATGACAAGGAGGTTATTAGCTTAATCCTCCTCACTATATACCATAATGTCACAGTTTTCTTATTACTAATTAATGAATCCGTGTTACTCAACAAAGATCCTTATATAAACTGAATATTATCTTTGTCCCATACTATCACTTCACCAACATGACCAACACTTATAGACGGAGCATAAACAACTTTAGCTTTTGCTTCGTTTTGAACTTTAAGTAAGAAAAAGAAATCTTCAGAAACTCTATCATAGTCATCGAGTTCTTCATGTTCGGAGCTAAATAAATAAAACGGTCTTTTTAGCTTTTCAAATACTTCTCGTTTAACAAGAACACAACCAAGCCCTGACAGTAGTACATCACCATCAGGACGAGGAAACTCAAATATCTCATTTGTTTTGAAATCAATCGGTCCATCTCTTCTGAATGGTACTTGACTATGCCTAAATGCTTGAGGCAATCGTAATGGAGACTTATCATGATAACGCGCTACTACTACATCAGCATCTAACTCAAGCATACGTGCAATAGTATCCTGTCGCAAAACAATATCACAATCGAGATGTAAAAAATGTGTATAACCCGTAGCCAAAAACTCTTCTGCTAATTGTTCACGTGCAGTTGCTACACCAAACGCAAAATTCTTACGCCAAATCGTATTCGGAGGTTGCCATGCATTTCGCCAAGAATCTTCTACCACACAATGAGTATATCTAAAGGTAGGAATATAAGGAATACCCACAAAAAGTGAAACGCCCTTACGAGTTTCTATCTCCCAAGCTTGCATTTCAATCTTCTAACTGAAGCTTTATTTTAAATAGAGGATTATCAACATCTAATTCATGAAGAAAGCGTAGAAAAATCTTCATATCTAAATCTCCTAATTGAAATGTTATTTTATTTTGTTTTGAATCGACCGAATCAATCTCTGCACCAAAACTAATTTCAGAAGTTCTACGATTATACAAAATATTGTTTAGAATTTCATTTTCTTTCATCCACACATATTAAAATCCAATTCGTTCTATTGTTGAAAGTCCCCTATCTAATTTACTCTGCTTAACTTCTTTTAATAATCTCTTGTATGCAATTTCACAATATTCTTTGAATATTTCAATTCCTATGCTATTTCTCCCCAATCGTTCTGCTGCCACTAAAGTTGTTCCTGAACCAAGAAAAGGATCTAAAATTGTATTCCACTCTCCAGAACTAATTATTCTTTCGATCAGACTAAGAGATTTAGGACATGGATGATTTGTTCTTTTCATTTCATGAGAAAAAATCCAAGTATCATGTAACCGAGCTCTGACTCTTTTCACATTTCCATAAACAAGACATGGTTCCCAATAAGGAATCATGAGTGTTCCATTTATATTACCTGCTGGATTCCCCGGTCCTCGAACCCACGCACATACCCAATGCGGCTGATATAATCTTATCATCTCCCTCATTCCTCTGTTTGAAAGAAAAACCATCACAGGACCTTTAGATATTCGCTCACTTTCCTTAATAGCTTTTAAAAGCCATCGAGAATATTTCTTCCATTCTTTACTATCATCGAAATTATTTCCATATTTTATTTGAGCATTGTACGGCGGATCAGTTAAAACCAAATCCACGCTATCACTTTCCATTTCCTTCATAACCTCGATGCAATCACCACAGATTATCTTATGCTTCATATATAAACTTTATTTAAATAGGAAATTCGATAATTTTCTCTAACGGTTTATAATTTGAATTGTGTACACCATGAACAAGCACCACATGATTCATATTGCCTGACCTAATTTTCTTTACTTTATAACCCAACTTTAACATCCAATCAGGAAATTCAAATTTCGTACCGTGTACTTCGATAGCTAAGACAGGACGGCTGTCAGTAATTATCTTTCTTGCGCCTTCTAAGACTTTTAACTCATTACCTTCAATATCAATCTTCATGCAATCACACTTGCCATCACCACAAAAACTATCAAGAGATACAACTTGAATAGTAGTATCACCTGCATAATCTACTTTGCTTACGCCCCTATTAGATGCATCTGCTATCTTGAAATTAACTGTACCATCAAATTCCCATACACCCTTGTTTATAGGAACAACATTATCTAGTGAATTAGCTTCTATATTCTTTTTTAGTAAGCCAAAATTTTTTGGATCAGGTTCAAAGGCATAAACAGTTTCAGGATTACCAAATTTAGCGATGTAAATGCTATGAGTACCTACGTATGCACCAATATCGAATACAACTTTGTTCTTCGTATATTTCACTAACTCACGAAGTAAACCAATTTCATAATAGCCAACATTAGAAATCCACGATGAAACAAAATCGTTCTGCGAATAGGTATTCAAGCACAACTCCTTACCATCACATCTCACTGTAAACTCATTATTCTGTACTCTCAAAATTTCAAACTGATCTTTTCCAACTAATTCGAAAGGTTCACGAAAGGCAATGTATTTAATATTGTCATTCGAATAATTAAAATCGTTAAATGCTCTGACTTTACCGTGTTTTATTTGATAGCGCTGGAAATGAAAAAGATTTATCAATGGTTCAGTAAATTGAAAACGGAATGAAGGATAAGTGTCATAAGAATTTGACAATTCCTTATCAAAATAAACATGACAGCCAGACCTACCTAACCGACAGAAGAAATCTTTATCTGCGTCTTCGACGTCAGAACCTATATAATCATAAAGTTCATCATAGCCATTCACAATATTCAGATACTTCCAGGGAAAAACTGCTACATCAAAAGAAAGATAAGCACAATCACATAACTTATCATACCTGCTACCATTATCATTCAAGAATTGTACTGACTTACCACATAATATCGCAAAATCTTTACTCTGCTCCCTACTCTCGATCTCAGTGACACTTAAATCAAGATGCCATAAAAACTCAGGAGACGGTTCTATCCCTGGCTTGATACAAACTATCCAATCACCTTCTGCATAAAGAAAACCTGTATTCCATAAAGAAGCATACTGAAGCTTAACCTTCTTATCCTTAGAACGTGAGGGAAGATATATTATCCGATAAAAATTATCGATGTATTGCCTAAAATATTCCTTTGTATCATTATTATAGTCACTATCTACTGCTATCAACTCTGTGCTAACAGTTGCTGTTAATAGCAAACTTTCTAATTTTTCTTTTCTGAAGAGAGATGGTAAAACAATAATTGAATATTTGAGAGACATGTTTCATCCTCCTTCTTCTGTATCATATATCACCCGCCGCCGCCCCGCGCGCCGCGCGCTCCTTTTATAAAATATTATCTTCCTCATATAATATATATAAGTCCCGAAACTAAGTGAAGTCAAACACTACTGACATATCACCAAAAGAATTCACAATTAATCGAACTCTCCATCTACAACCATCTTCTGTACCACTCAACAAGTCTATTTTCTTACGAGGATTCTTCCACCACTCTCGCCATTTCAACAGCTTCATATCCTGCTTCAATTTTCGTTCTACTGATTTATTATTCCCGCCGAGCATAGTATAAACAGGATGTTCAAACTGATGAAACCAATTACGATCTTCTCTATTATCAAGAATAGGAACTTTTATCATTCCTCATTTTCAAAATTTTCTGTATGAAAATGTACTTCTCCTTTATATGCATCATAGCGATCTTTATCCATATATTCAATTGTCTTACCTGCATTCCGGAAATTCTTAATTAGTTTTTGCATATCTTCACTTAAATCTTCTCCTTCTACCTGTCGCACATAAAGCATATCTTCCTCACCCATGTATCGTGCATGCTCCTCCCAAATATCTACAAGATTACTCCCTTCTCGTTCACAATAAAAATTATCTTTATCCACATTCACTACTATCATATCTCCCAATTTTGTTACAATCATATTTACCTCCTATATAATCAAATATATCGGATGCTGAAAGTATCGAATATATACACAAACCATATTCCTCAAACCTCTTTCTATAACCATTATCCATTTCTTCACGATCTACTCCTACCAAAACACCAGCCGGTTTAATGTCCTCAAAACTATAATCCAGTTTCAACCAAGACTCCAACTTTGTAAAACCGCTCGAAATTACATCATCTACGATTAAAACTCTATCCCCTCTCTGAATATCACCGACTATCATCCCGCCTTCACCGTGATCTTTTTCCATTTTACGATTATAACCCCATCTAACATCAATACCCTTCTGAGCATATCGCATAGCTATAAGTGCAGCGAGTGAAATCCCTTTATATGCAATGCCATAAATGAAGTTGAAGTTGATTTTAGCTTCCTCTATTTTCTTAACATACACATCTGCAACCTTCAATGCATCTTTTCCTGTTCGCATCGCATCTGCGATATTGATGAAATAAGCTGATAAACGTCCACTCTTCAGTCTAAACGACCCAAACTTTATCGCACCCGTCCCCACCAAATGCAACAAGAATTCACGTTTGTAGTCATTCATTGTCATTTAATCCTATCTTCATTTTCAAATCTTCCAAATATTCTTTCATTACTTCATAGGATTTCCAATTCATTATGACACCACCAACATGTTCACCGAGTTTATTATATTCATCAACTGATATAACATCTTTTGTTGCATCTATTTCTAAATAACCTTCATCTTCTGAAATGAGCCTACCATCCCTAAATACTCTCATTCTTTTCGATATAGAATTTTCAACCATAAATCGTATGAAACGCTTTTCTGAATTCATGATATTATATAAATGCTCCATGTCTTCTTGCTCACTCCCCAACAACTCGAATCCAAATACTATCCCAAGTAGATCCACGTATCATTAAATCTTCCATATTGAAACGTTTGTTTTCATCTAAAACTTTCCACCCGTTCTTACCATTTATCAAATCCTTTAAATTTGCATATATTTTCCCATCTCAGTTTTCCTCTTCAATCACCAACAAAATATTAAACTTTCCTGACACCAAATCCCTTAGTATCAACATATCACGCTTGATTTCAAAGAAAAACTCCGGGACAGCCATACCATCTTCTTGAATGTCCTTGAATAATGCACACCTTTGTTTATAGAGAAATGTAATGTTGGTAAGAGAATCATAGTCCCAATCCTGAATTTTATCATTTTCTACTTTGCATCGTATCCCATAAACTTGAGTTACATCTTTCATTTTGGCTATCTTTTCTTTTTTAGTGTTCTTATAATAAAATATATGTCCTCTTCCTATATAAGACTTTCGATATCCTAAAATTTTCTTTATACATCTTTGTGTATATGAATGACATGTTTTTATACATTTTTATGTATGATTTTTATATTTATAGTTTTAGTGTTTTTTTTATTTGTTTGTATTTAATATTTTAAAATTTAGTGTTTTGTTATATTACCTTCCCCTTCCCCTCTCCCCCTCTATGTATGAGATAAGCTAATATTATAAAAATGAAATAAGTTTTTCCTATAGATCAATAAAAAATAAAAAAAGACTAATAAAGAACTTTTTCTAATTCTTGTACTACTGTTTCTAATACATCAAAGGCTCCTTTTTCCCAATCACTCTTCTCTTTCAGAGGGTTTCTGTTCTCTTCTACTTCTCTTTTCCAATCTTCTACCAGGGATTTGATTTGCTCTATCTTATCCATTTCACATCACCGATAATATATAAGATATAGGTATATAAAAGCTTTTCGACCACTTAAAGAAAATTTAATAATAGGATTAAAAAAAGAAGAAAAAGATAATAACATGTATGAAGAGGGATAGGAAGGATGACAAAAGATGATACAGTAAGAAAAGACAGAGGGAGGATAACAAGAGATGAGAGGGATAATGAACCAGGATAACACAAATTATTAAAGACCAAAGGTACTTACTTTAAAACCATAAACCTTTATATATGGATAAAAATAATATAATAATGGTGATAAAAAAATGCCGGAAAACATGCCATTTTTTGAGGGACCCATGCGAATTTTGCAGGAGTAGGAAATTTTGCATCACGAAGTCGCAACTGAACTTCGCATCCCTCTTCTGCGAAATTGCAAGAAGAAAATTAGAGGAATATTTTTTTTTTCTTTTTTTTTTCGATATTAAAATTAACATAAAGAGAATCTCAGAAGTAGCTGGGAATCTTCATAAAGATAAAATAAAAAAGTAATACAAATTCATAAAGAATATCTTTTCATAAAAGGGATAGAAAGGATAACACTAAATATTAAATTCATAAAAGAGATAAAAGAGATAACACTAATTCATATCTCCATAAAGAGAAGAAAAGGGATAATAAAAAGTAATATCAATATGAAGAAGTAAGAAAGAGATAAAGAAGAAGGAAGTTAAACCCCAATATATATATAATATATAAATATAATAATATAAAAAGAATAGAATATCAATCAGGAATTCAATAATGTAAGGAATATCTAACATGTAGGATATCCATAATGTAAGGAGAGGAATACAATAGGAGTATCTAACATGTAATGAATACCATAAGAATAGAAATAGAGTATCCTGAATGTAAGGAATACAATACCATAAGGAATAGAGTATCTGGAATGTAAAGATAAGAATATCATAAATGTAAGGTATAGGATATCTAAAGGATAAGGATATCTATACCTATAGAATATCATACATAGTTTCAGGAATGTAAGGATATAAAAGATAAGAATATCAATAATGCATATTTAAGAATTCAATATCATACATGTAAGAATATCTAAGATGTAAAGATCCTTCTAGTATGATATATAATAAAAGAAAGAAAGAAATATATAAAGAAAGAAAGAAAAGTGAAAGTCTGGTATTTTATGACATTGTTTCTTGTATTCTTCTGTTAATTCGATAGACTGCATCCTTGATTCCATCTACTTCATGAAATAACTTGTATTTCAAATACATATCTTCTGTAATCTCTCCTTCTACTCTTCTTTGTTTTGCTTCCTTTTCCAATTCACTTTTTAACTTCTCTAATTCTATCACCACTCTATCCCTCACTATCTCTTCTATTTCATTCATTGTGTATGCATTATTGAAATTTCCATATAAAAAAAAAGATGTGGTCATTAAGGTACTTACTTATGGTACTTGATTTGTCTTTTTGTATAAATTTTGTTTCATCTCAAATATGAGTCTCTCATGCAATTTTAGAGTTAGGTATATAATTATATAGGTTAAGGTAAAAAATTTCAATGACAGGCTTGTATGAGCTTCTGGTGCAATATTTTAGGTAGTCCATGATGTATTTTTAAATGCAAAAGAAAAAAAAAGATGTAAATTATGTATATGTGGGTGGAAGATTCAATCCCTTTAGAACATCCTTGTATTCTTTTCCACCATCTCGAATTATCTCTTCCACATCTCTTCTCAAAATTCTATCCCTCACATCTCTATACTCTTTTGGTACTGGTATCCATTTGCCTGCTCGCCATATCAATCTCCCTTGTTCATCTATCTTTCCTATTCCCACACCACCTTCTTTTGTGTGTATGGTTACGTATTCTTCTTTCATTTTACATCATCAATTACCATTTTAAACCTAACCTATAAAAAACAATATGCACATGAAGTCCTTACTTCAAGTCCTTACTTTCAATCATGAAACTATGAAATTGCACTAGACCTCGATATTTCTTGTTCATGCAAATGTTTTTTGTTTTAGGTATAATTTATATACCCTTGTATATTTTATTTGCACTACGGCTTTATATTTGCGTCTCACAACATATTTTTCGGTAGTCACTGATGCAATTCCTGAAATTCATAATTGGTAATACAAATCTCGGCACTTTCGATTATCGTTTCTTACCTCTTTCACCATTCACTGATATTCAATGATAGACGCAATGTTTTTGTCTTCCTATACTTTTATATTACCCTCATGAAAAAATTTTGATGACGGGCTTCTATTTGCATCTCACGCAATATTTTTGATGGGTCTTAGGTTGAATTTCTCACTTGCAGTTTCGAGTAACACGAGGGATGAAAAGGATAACATTATGTAAGATTGATATGAAGGGATGATAGGAAGAATTGTCAAGGATACGAAAAGGGATGAAAGCGGTAACACCCCGTGTCATCTCTTGAGGGAAATGTACAGATTTGTACATCATACTTAAAAAATTCTTTAGGTGACCGAAAGTGATTTTAAGTCGGGACTAACCCTCATTCCATGTCTACCTCTATGTATGTTACTTTTTGTGTTTCTCAATCCCTTATGATAATCCTTATTTCCTTCTCTTTAGTTTTATAATTTTAGATTCTATAATTTTAGGTTTTATTATTGTTTTATTTTTAATTTTATTTGTTTATAGGTTTTTATTTTTGAAAAGAAGCCCATAAATGTAAGATTTCATGCTTATCTAAAGAATAAAAAACAACTAATAACTACTAAAAACACTAAAAAACAATAGTATAAACTAAGAAACGTGTACACAAAAGGAAAAGGAATAAAAGAAAGTAATAATATAATATATAATATAATATATAAAGAGAGAGAGTTAAAGATATAAGGTAAGGATCATAAGTAAGTACCTGAATGACCACAAGCTTTATATATAGATAAAACTAAGGGTAAATCGGTGATGGAGAAAATGAACACCACAGAAGATATAAAGGAGGCGCAAGGCGGGGAGCACGTAACAAAAAACCCGGAGGTATGGAAAAAGATATGCAATAAAATAGACAGTGGAAACCTCGAGGGGGTATGGGAATTTGAAACAAACGAAAAAGAGCTGATCAAGGACTATCTAGTGGGAGATTTTGACATACATGACTGGCTCGACAACGAAGCAAAAGATGCAGAAGTCATATTAACCATACACGTGGACGAAGAGAATAAAGCAGCAGAATATGCCTTGGGAACTTGGGGAGATGACTTGGATTATGGAATAGAAAATAGGGTATACCAAGAAGACGACTACGAAGGAGTGATCGAGTGGCTCAACAAAATAGCACAAAAAGAGGAATAGGTTTTTTATATTTATTCTTTTCTCTCCTTTACTCTCTTTATTTATTGTTTTAGTTCAAAAAAAAATCAAGCAATACTATTATCAAATTTTCACAAGCTACATAAAGGCAACATCAAAAGTATCTGGAATACTTACCTAAAGTTCTTACTTTAATGACCACATGTTTTATATAGAGTAAAACAATAATTAAAAAGGAGGTGATAAGGATGGAATATCTTTTAAAGTTTAGGAGCACAAAAAAAGGAATAACTCCTTATGATATTGCAAACGGGATGGAAAAAGTATACGGCATAAAACTAACTGTAACACCTACGATCGGTGAAATCAAAGCTCCTGAGACTGATACAATAGTGACGGGATTTTCGGTTAGGGATAATAATACAGATAGTGTTGCACTTTTCCTTGTATTATATCGTTATTGTGAAAATGCAGCATTTGAACATGAATATCGTATATACGGCACTCTCACTCCATATTGCCCCTCGTGCAGGCATTCATTTAGTTTTCGTGATGCTGGAAGATTCTGCAAACATTGTGGAACAAAACTTGAATATAGGATATAAACTTACCTAAGGTTCTTACCAAAACAACCACATGTTTTATATAGTGAAAAATCTGATAGGTTATACAAGAAAATGAATAAAGAGATTGATGCCCAAAGCGGCGAGGGCGTAATAAATAAGCCGGGTGGTAGATTTGAGTTAATTGAAATAAAAAGGTATGAAAGCAAGGTTTTGAGAGCAACAATTCAAGATGCCGAGGAGGAAAGAGAGGGAGCAGATGACTTAGACTCAACACTTAGAGCAAAAATAGTAAATACTGGAATAAATCGCTATATAGAATTTGAAGAGCATTTGCAAGGCTTCAAAAATGGAGAAATTCTTGAGTATCGAACTTGTCAAGATGGTACTGCGATGATGATCCGTAAGCATGTATCGGGAGGCAATAATGGAAAAAAAGGTAATAGAAAAAATACAAAAAAAGAGAAAAAGAGATTGGGTGGATCAATGGCTGGATTTCTTTGAGCATTATAAAAATGAAAATAGGAAGTGATGTAAATGGAGAGATGTTCACGTATCGTAAATGTGAAGATGGTACTTCAGTGATCGTGAAAGGGAGACTATAAATGGATGATAAGGAAGATACATATTATGGTGAAGATTTTGATGAAGAGTGGGAGGATACCTATAATGGTGAGGAGGGAATAGATACAAAGTCATGGTACTTCAAATTGCGTGAGGAGGTGCATAAAGATGATTAGAAAAGAAATTGAGTATATGTTAAACGGTATACCAGACAATCTCCGGAATATTGATGTGCTTTGGGAAGATCCAATACGAAGTGAAGAAGATTATCAACGACGATTAGAAATAACAGCTTATTATGCATTATGGAATGAAATAGGACATCAACCGCCTATGGATTTAATTCAAAGTGAAAAAAGAGTACGATATTATAATAGACAATCACAACGCTTTAATGAATTAAGAGAAAGAGATGCGAAGCGTAAAGAACTACAAAAAATTCAGAAATGGTTAAAGAAACAAAAAAATCTAAAATCACCATATCGAAAGCTGATGATTCATCTATATAACTTGGCTATAAATTCAGAAATGAAAGCAAGTGAGATAAAACGTAAAGCTGAAATGATAAGAAATCGAGAGCGTAAAGCAGCACAGCGAAACGGATATTTAAGACTATCTCTAATCGAACAGGCTAAAATGTGGGAAGAAGTTGAAAGAGGAGGTAGATGGCAATGGATAACAGAAAGACCAGTAAAGGAATGAGTAACACTAATCGAATGAATCGTAATAAAAAAACTGTGACAATAGGATCTCTATTGGAGGAAGGTGGAAATCAAGAGTCCACCAAGGGCAAGGGAAGTATGGTGAAAGCCTCCTCACCTGAACTTCCCGTTCAAGAGAACGGGTGTAGAAGAACTTGCCCTGGGTTGGGTAGTTCCGCCCTGAAGAAAAGAAGGAGAAGACAGAGAAAGCGGGGAAGCTTTAGTGAATTGATTAGTCTTATACAAATGGGGGTAATTAAACCCCCTTATATTTTTTCAAAGTATAGTGCATGGCAAAGAGGATATGGATTTCAACCACTGAATGAAAAGAGAGCCAATACAGAAGCACACCATATTGATGATGTACATGTAGTATTCATCGATAGAGATATACACAGGAAATTTACAACATGCGACAAGAATGAACATCGAGAGTTAATAGAGAAATATATTTCAAATTGCATTCAAATATGATTTTTTTATATTTTTATATGTCCATAAAGGCGTTAAGAAAAGTATCTGGGATGGGTCGTCCAACGGTAGGATCCGGACATTGTTCGTGTTCTTTTTTATTAAAGAGATAGGGTGAAAACCTTCTGGTAGGAGGATGGAAAGTCCGATCATCAAATTCTGTCCGGGAATGCAGGTTCGACTCCTGCCCCATCCATCCTTATAGGAGGTATAAAAAAATATGAAAGAAGGAAAATTAATAAAAGAATTAAAGGAACTTGAACATCGCATAAAGGAGGAACTCGGTGAGCGTCGTCGGTTACAAGAAAATACAGAATTGGATTTATTAAAGTTTTATCATGAAGGATATTTAGAAGGACAAAGAGTTATATTTGATCGCATTTTAGACATCATTACTGCATATCATGAAGACAGATTGGATGATAGAAATGGAGAATAGAGGTGATAGGAAATGTGGTATGAAGATATGAAAAATGGAAAGAGAAGAGAAGCATCTAATGAACGAAAAGTGAATGGAATTAGTATTGGACGGAGGAGACGGAATTTGGTGCAGTATCGTTTGGGAAAGTTAGAGTTGAGGCACTACTTGAAAGCAGGCGTGTTTGTATTGAATAGAAGAGGCAATTATGAGAGGGTAGATCAGAGAATGCTTCGGAACTGGATTAGGACAGGGAGGGTAGTGGCTGACGGTGATATTCGGGATGTAATGGCAGATTTAGTAATGTGTGGCGAGAAAATTACTCTCTGAGATGCTCAAACTTAATATAGACAGGATGTTGGATATAACAGAGCGAGTAATAAAAGAAGAAGGAGCATTAGGCAAACTATTTCGGGAGGTATATGAATACAAGGGATATATAATTAAAATTGAAGTGGATGTGAGAAAAAAAAAGAGGGACAAAAAGAGAATAACTGAATGCAGTATGCTTGATTCTAAAATGGATATAGAGGAGTCTTATAAAAAAGAGCGAATCGAAACTGATAATGAAAGAATAGACATAGTAGTAAAAGATGATGATGTATTAATTGAAGTGGAACGTGGTACAGTATTCACTGGTAATAGTTGGATAAGACTGGATTGGGAAACGTGGAATAAAGTCAATATAATTGTCAGAAGATTAAAATCAAATACGAATATGAAAATAATAAAAGAAAAGAAAATTAGTGGATTTCTTAAATCCGAAGAGGAAATAATAGTACGAATACTTGATGGTCTAATAGAAATTGAAGATGTAGGTATCAGGAAGAGTGGAAAAACAATTAGACTCGGCAACATTTATCTATATAGAGAGGAGTGGGAAGAAGTGAAGAAGTGTATTGATGAATTAATTAAAGAAGTGGAATGAAGAGGAGAAAAAGCACAAACAGAAGATGGAAGAAATAGAGTTGGTAGAGAATGGAGTAAGAATCGAACAGGAAATATATAGAGTCGGAGAAACTATAAAAGCAATAGACAAGAGCGGGAAAGTTTGTCGCAAAGGTAAGATTGAATTCAAGAAATATTTGGATGGAGAGGGATGTTTTGATACTTTCCATCTCGGTTTCTTGGTTGTAGGAACTGAAGAATATACACTGATTGATTTCTTAGAAGATGCAAAATTGAACAATTGGAAAGTCGTAAAAGAAGATATCTAAATTTAAAAATATACTATTTTATCATTAAAAACACTGGTTAAGAAAATTAATATGCCTACATGTTATACATTAGATTTATATGATGGTAAAGATTTAACATTTGAAGAATTTGTATTGAGGTGTGCAAGAGCTTTTGGTGCTTTGATTAGTATGCGAGACGAGTCGATAGATACTCCCATTCCAGAACGATTTGAACCATCGGATTATCATCTCAAGGAACTGGAAAAAGCAAAAAAGCGATTGAAAGAAATTAAAAAATGGAATGAAGAAAAGGCAGAGCAAGAGGCAGAACGAGCTTATCAAGAAGTCCTAAAAAGGCGAGAAGAATTTATTGAGAAGAATAAACTAATTCGTAAGCGATATGAAGATATGCTTTCTAAAGTACAGAAATGGAAGCCACCAACTATCGAACATGAGAGTCTTAAACAGTTTATGATTCAGCAGTTAGTAGAAAGTATTGAATTTGATTGTTTTGTTCCAGAAATGCCTCAGCGCCTCTCAGGTAAAGAGTATAAAGAGCAGCAAATTAAAAAAGCTTTGAATGATATAGATTATCATGAAAAAGAATATGCTGAAGAAGTAAATCGGGTACACGAAAGGAATAAATGGCTACTCTCGCTACGAGAATCACTAAAAAATCAATAAACGATGATATGCGAAACTTCCTGTCATTTTCAAAATATCGTTATCGTTACTTTGGAAACCCTAATCAGTTTAAAGTCAGAAACAAAGATGAACTAATCGAGGCTATTGAAAATAATAATGGTTATCGGGATTGTTTTTTGAGTATTGCTGAATTCGATGATGCAGGTAATATACTTCCTATTTGGTTCTTTATTGACTTGGACGGTGAAGATAAATTAGTTAATGAAGATGCAGCCAAAGTTCTAAATTTCTTAGAAGAAGAAAAACTAAACTATACATGTGATATATCAGGATTCAAGGGCATTCATATCTTGATAGAATTGGATCCATTTATTTCTGTTAGCAATCGTGCGTTTAGAAAGTTTGGTAGATATTTACAATCAGAATTAAAACTTAAAACTATTGATACTCATTGTTTTGATATACGAAGATTGAAACGAATACCAGGAACAGTAAATCCTAAAAGTGGCAAATTATGTTTAACGTTTCTAAAACAAGAAGGTAAACTTCTTAATATTTATGATTATCTTTCTTCAGATAAAGAGGATGTAGAGGATTGTATTATCAATAATCTATCTAAAGATGTAGTAAGATTTCCTTTTAATATTTCATCATTCAATCCACCATGTATATTTAAAAGAGTAAAACAAGCAGAAGTTGATCATAAGATACGATGGATGTATGTCAAAATCCTTCAAGAACGAGGGTTGAATTTTAACGAAATTTATAATGCGTGCAAATCTTGTGGATGGTCTGATTTCGATAGTCATATAACAGCTTACCAAATCAAATATACTATGGAACGAAACTATTTGATTAGATGTAAAGAAGATATTTGTTTACCATCATGTCCTTTAAGAAAAAAGAAAATACTAAATTTGGAAGATTTAATATGATTGTAAAAGAAATGTATTGTAATTACTGTAAACAAGAGACCTTTCATGAATGTCAGTCTAACGAATTATGGCGATGCATTCATTGTCAGAATACTCGATTTGAGATAGTCAATATACCGCGAAACGAAATAGATTGGGAAAAACCAGTCAGGTATTTATGGCACTCAGGAGATATTGCTTATGTAACTTCAGCATTAGCTCCTGATGTTTTAAGGTTAGATGAAATGAGAGAACTATTAGAAGGTAAAAGAATAAGAATACCTTTATTTAAAATAAAAGATAAATTTTTACCTAAATATTATTGAAGGAGGGATGAATTAAAAATGGCAAGAAAATGGGATAGAGGGGTATTTGAAGAGGCAAGAAGAGAAGTAGAAGAGCGTGAGAAAAGAATAGGATTTATATTTCCACCTAAAAACAGAGGAGAAGAGATACACATAGAGATTCTTGATGACACTTTTACGCAGGTATATGAGGGAGAAACAGGATTGGATGATAGGACGGTAGATTGGACACAGCCACAGATATTGGTACGAGATTTGAAGGATGATAGAAAGAAAGCATTCAAGCTTAATTCAGGATTGGCAACGCAGATGTGGAGAGTTGTAGAGAATGCTGGTGGGAACCCTCTTGATATGAGGGGGAGTGTGTTTACGATCACAAGTATGGGGAATTATAACTATGAGGTCGTATATAGAAAGCCTGCAAAAGAACCAGAAATAGTAGATGAGAGTAAGATTGAAGATATAGTGAAAAAAGTAATATCCAGTGGAAATATTCCAAAAGAGAATGTATCTTTGTGGGTCAAAGAATATCTCAAAGTAGAAGGTTTGGAGGTTCCTGAAGCGGTTATAGAATCAGTTGTTAATCGAGTAGTAGGATAATGGAATCAGAAGTTGAATGCGAAAATTGTGGAAAGAAGTTAAGTGAAAAGGTTATAAAGTATCTTGAAGAGAATCCTAAAGCTTTCGGTGGTAAAAAACTATGTTATAAGTGTCAAACAGAATTTACAAAGAAACGCTCAAAAGAAAGGAAACTAACAAAGAGATTTGGTGAGAGTCTTACAGAAGGTAAGAAAGAACTTAAGAGTTTAAAATTAATGCGCGAATTGTTCGGTGATGGAGATGTGGTGCAAATATTCGGAGATACAAGAGCAGGAAAATCAAAACTTGCAACCCAATTAGCAAAGGAGGCGATGATGGAAGGAGATACTCCTTTGTATATTGATACTGAGCGCAACATTTCAGCAAAAGATAGACTGATGCTTGGTGATAATTATGTTGTGTGCTTGGATACTCTCGCACTTAAAGAACTCGTTGACAATCTCGATGACAGTATAGATATCGTAATTTTGGATTCTATCGGTATGCCTATTCTAATTACATTCGCAGAGATGTCAATGAAGGAGCGAGGTGAAGCCCTATTAATGATGGCGGATATATTTGGAACACTCAAAAAATGGTGTTTCAGAACCGGTGGCTTTGCTATTGTGACAAATCAAATGGCATCAGAGATGAATACATCTACACCATTCAAGAAGAAAAGTGATATTACTCCTTTTGGAGGTAAGAGCAAATATATTGCAAAAACGATTCTTTTCATGGAAGCTAAAGAGCGGACACCTACAATGACTCATTCAATATTAAGTGCATGGGGCTGTCGTGATTTAGCAAAGGATACGGTAGTAGCTGATGTATATATTACGAGTGATGGTACAAGAATAGAGTGGAATAAAAGTTTATTACAAGAATGAAAGAAAAGAAAAATTTCTTGTTTTTGGTGGTTACGTAGAATGTAGAGATGGAGATGTTCACTTTGTACTCCCTTATCGAGTTGCAGAACTATACGGTTTAAGTCCTCGTATGCCGAATGTTAGACTTGCTTACTTTGATGTTCCTGAAACCTATCTCCCTTACGATGACAGTTGGATAAGGTTATATCTTCGTTCAGACGGTAATTATAAAATATGCGGGAAGAAATGGATGAAGATGAATAACTACTCACAGACTATATATAAGAAACTGTATCAGACGCACATATTTAATGTTCATACGAGTTTTTTCGTTTATTAGATATTTTACTATACCCACTTAAAAACATTTCGTTAAATCGCATTATTTTGCATCTGAAGAAGAATGGATATGAGCGAACAACAAAATGCATTTACAGCACATGAAGAAGGACTAAATCTTCAAATTCGTATTAATTTCAATGGTAGAGATGATAATATCGAAATTCCAGCTGATGGAGAATGGCATTTAATTGGCTATTATGACGGAAACGTGGTATTCGATAGCGTTGAAGTCTATAACAGAGCTCTTAATGAAGATGAAATCAGTAGTGCTTTTACAATATTTGGAAATTATGCAGATAGAGTTTTATCAAAAGAAGAAATAGAAATTATTCATAGACTTCTCACTGACCATCCAGAAATAAAAAGCTGGCAAATTAGAAATAATATTTTATATTTAGAAATTGATGAAGAAGAATGAAAATAATTAAATTGTCTCATGGAGTGAATGTTATTATTGCATGGGATGGAGTAACATTGTATCAAGATACAGATTCAATTTCTTTGAGATGGAAAGATTGGGATGAAATGATGAAATTCGTTGAAGAAGTAAGGAAATATAACCATTTAGAACACTAATGAAGAATGAATTATCCGGAGATAGAATTATAATAGATTGAAATATTGTTTTATATCTGAAAACAGTTGAAATGAAAATAGAAAAAAGTTGCTCATTGTGCGGTAAGAAATTTGTGTATGAATGCAATGATGATATGGGTTGTGAGTTTGCAGAGGTTTGGGAAATTTGTCCAGATTGTTGGTTAGAAGCCGAGTTAGATACTTAAAATGAAAATAGTTAAAACGGCAAAAATCGAAGTTGTAAAATTGGAACAGTTGAAAGAGGATGATGAGATACTCTGGTCAAATCTTCGATGTAGAATAGTAAGTATAGACAGATTTAAACGTAAAGTATATTTTGTACCTCATTCAATGCATGATAAGCCTTTCGAAGGATCTTATTTGAATTATTATAGACTCATTGATTGTGAGGAACAAAATGTCTGTCGTGCTTGTGGGAGAGAAATAAAAGAAGGTGAAATCTGCGATATGTGTAAAGATGAAATTAAACATTTCTTGATGTAAAAAAAAATGACTTGCCAGATAGATGGTCATGAAATAGAGATAATAACTATTGAAGATATTCTCCAGAAAATAAATAAGTCTACTGCAAATCTCACTGATGAACAAAAAACAGTTATGAAAGTTAATTTATTACAATATGAATATGAAAAACTTACAGATATTCTCAATTGTCTTCCAAAAATAGAAAGGAGATTGTATAAACTCCGTGATGATGTATCAAGAGAATTAAAGATAGCTGAAAGCAATATGAAAAAACAATAAAGACAAAAGAATGAAAATAGAAGTTATAACTCCATTAGACTTAGAAGATTTTGTAAAACGCATAGAAAATTTGGAAGAAGATAGCAAACTTCATGATGGACTCCTTAATGATGCCTTTGAAAATATTGATCAGATGAAGAAGCGCTTAAATGAATTGGAGAAACAAATAAATCAAGAATAATATAAGACAATAACAGGATCAATGCAAACTAAATATCGAAAAAAAAAATGTATTCGGAATATCATCTCGAAGATATTGTTGTTTCTTTAGCACTTGCAAGAAAACTAAAAGAACTGAATATAAAGTACCCTACTCCTTTTTATTGGCGTGTATGGGATGATGGATATAGTGATTGCGTAATAGGTGAATACGATTATGAAAAACATCGTTCCAGAATTAAAGAAAGGGTGTCTACCTATACAAGCACTCAACTGATTGAAAAAATGCCACATTCTATCACATTCTTAGGAGATTATTTTTATTTTCTATTTCGAAAAATGCAAGTGGTTATGAAGTATCTTATAAGTCAGAAATCGGTGAAGTCGGTCGACGTGATCGAAGACTTGAAGACGCACTTGCTGGAATGCACCTTTGGTTATTTGAGACGAATATTGAGGTAGGTATTATCAAATAAAAAAAAAATGTTTTGGAGTGAAGAGGAAATAGAAATATTAAAATCCTTATGGAAGAAACCTGATATTACTGCAAAGATTATTAAAGAACGACACTTGCCTCATCGCACTATCAATGCCATACAGAAGAAAGCAAGTTCACTTGGATTAACAAAAGAAAAAATAAAAATAGATTATGAAAAAGTAAATGAGATTATTTTATGAGAAATATTCTTTTATTAGGAGATTTGCATTGCGGTAGTACAGAAGGATTATGGCATCCGGATTTTGTTACAAGAGAAGGTCAAAAGATAAAATTATCTCCGTTACAGGAAGAATTATATGAAAAGTGGCTTCTTTTGCAAGAAAAACTACCAGATTATGAAGCCGTATTTTTGTTAGGTGATATTACTCATGGACTGGGTTCAAAAGATTTCGGTAAAGATGTGATTGATTGTGATTTACATGATCAACTTCAGTGTGCAATTAAACTATTAAAACCATTAACTAAAGGGAAAAAGGTAGTAGTAATTACAGGTAGTCGCTATCACTCTTCCATTGATTATGATATAGATAGAGGACTAGCAGAAGTTCTACACGCCAAATTTGGCGGTGCTATAAGTAATATTCGATTGAAAGGTACAGATGTTGTGATTAATATCGCACATGGTATAGGATCAAGACCCATCTACACAGGCACTCGCATGAATCAGGATGTGTTCAATGCTATCCTAACTGAGCACTTACTGAAGATGCCTGAAGTTTCTGTGATTATACGCGCACATTTTCATATCTTTAGTTATTTTGCGATCTATGGTAAACATTTTATTTATATTCCTGGTTGGAATGCGATTAGAAAAGGCAGGTTCGTTACACGATGGTATTTCAGACAACCTGATATAGGTGCCGTCCTTCTGAGTATAGATATTGATAATAATGTATATGTTAAACCCTATCTTTTCAAGTTAAAAAGTGAACGTAAAAATATTTATGTGTTATAAGAAAAATGGAAGATAAAGATACTCAGGTTTTGGTATTTCATAGAGATAAGGACGATAAGAATTGGATTTCAAGACTTGCTAACGGAAAGATAGCTATATTACACCGCGCTGATCCTACCACTCCGCAATCCAATGTTCCCTACCTTTGTAAGGTGGATGAAAAGGAAAAGTATGCAATAGCATGGATTCAAAGTCTACATGCTTATCCACGTGCGATTGTTACTCCACCACCAAGACGTTTTGTGTATATAGGAGCGCCTGGTGAAAAGCCTGCAATTCATACAGATATACTCAGCATCTTTGACACTCATGGTTTAGAGTATCTATATGTTAAATATCCACAAGAAAACCGCGAAGAAGTTAAAGTTCCCTCGACAGATTATCGGGAAGTAGGTATAGATTTAAGAATTAAAATAGGTAGCGAGAGTACAATCAAGTATTCATGTACAATAAAAAGACCTCGTAATATGGATGCTAAAACAATATTGGATGAAATTAAGAGCAAGATTGAATAGACTAATGGGCTTCAGAGATAATAAGAAGGATGAAATCATGAAAGAAATTTTAAAACTTATTCGTGAACGTAAAGAACTACGCCAAAATTTAGAAGAATTGCAATTACAAATGAAAGATATAAAAGACGAAGCTGAAGATGTTTACGAGGAGATTAAGAAAATAGAGAGTGCAATGGAATTGAATGAACGAAAGGTAAATGAATTAGTGGAGACTATCGAAAAGGAATGTGATATTGAGAATTTATATAGATGAAAACGAATATGAATGAAAAAAAAATGGGTTCAAAAAAAAAGGTTGAGTGATGAGTTTAAAGAAAAGATTGAGGATATCATCTGGGAACGAGTGGAATTACTTAAAGATTTAAGAGATAATGAGATGCTGATAAATAGCACAATAAAAGAACTTCAAAGGTATTGTAAAGATTATAGAAAAACGAAGAAAGAATTGGAGTCAAATGAAAGAAGCCTCATGGAATTGATAGAGAGTCTTGATGATGATCTCGATATTAAGTCTATTTATAAAGATCCAATACCAAATCCCTCTCAGACATAACCGATATATGGTAGAAAAGATAATAAAGAAAATCGAGAATAAATTAGATAGTGCATTTAAGACTCTAAATGATATAAATAACAAAATAAAACAAATTAAGGAGGACATGGATGACTCAGGAATTCCAAATAACAGGAACAAGATTACTAAATGAAGATATCTACGTAAGAATCTCGCCAATGCTTTTCAGTTATCAGCATAATTCAGTCTTCATGAGAGAAGCACAATTGCTTGCTAACATCCTGCGCAAATACTTACCAGCTCGTACTTATAATTATTTAAAGGATATCATGATTAAAGAATGACATGGAAACATTTTCCATTTAGATATCTCGGGAAAATTATTACTATCCTTGGAATAGTTTTAATGCTAAAATACTGGGATACTGAATTTCCATTGTTTCTTGCTTGGATATTCATAATATTTGGAGTGGGTTTAGTAGAAATCAAAGAACTTTGGTATGAATAAATGTCGTGGTTATGGCTGCATGTAAAACACAAATGTCCTTTTTGTAATACTGAAAATCATCTATTGAAGTATTATGTTGTTTCTGATGAGAGTAGTTTCATAGATGTTGGAGAGTATGTACCAAATAATTTAGATAGCGATATTGGATTCGTTACAGTAGATGGACATTGTGAGAGTTGTGAAGGAGATTATCAATGTAAAATTGGAATCAGAAAATCAAGGCTGACGAATATTATTATTTACGAGGAGTAATATGCGAGAAATCCTTAAATTTAAAGGAAAAGAAAATACTGATATTTCAGTAATGGCTACTGATCAATTGATTGAGCTGATTATAGATGATAGATCACTAAATGATATTAGCGTCGTATTTTTATATTGGAATGAATGGGATAAGATAGCAGATTTTTTAAAGAAAGTGAGGCGTAAGAGAAATGCTAAAATTCATAATTTATAAAAACGAAGATGAGTATATATTGATTATAGAGTATGAAGATAGAGCCGAGAGACTTATAGCAAAAGACACCAGAAGTTTGATTCAAGTAATGGCTGATACCACATTATATAATTTTGAAGGTAAGAGTAAATATTTTGAGCAGTCTCATCAAGCGAAAATAGAAATAATATAGATATATGAAGTTAGGATTTTCGGACTCTAAAATAAAAATGACTAAATATGATTATCCTCTATGTAATTTATGCGGTAGGACTGCTCATTGTTTAGTGTTGTTTCATGATAATAAAAACAATAAAACCTATGCAACAACTCGTTGTCCTGAATGTGTGGATAAACCAGAACCGCAATTGAATAATAAAGTTCCCTATAATGATATACCACTGTGGTATGGCTCTTACGCCTTTCCTGAAGTTAAAGTAGATAGCGTGGATTCTCCATATATGTTAACTCGTGCAGAAGTTCGATCGCGTCTTGCTCCAGATGTAGTTCTCTTACGTAATCCATTTGAAAACAAGGGTCATTTGAAAGATGATGAAAAAAGAAGTAGAAGTCCTGAATAATGAGAATAAAATTATTTATATAGATTCACGTGAACAAAATAAAGATGTACAGCATCTGTTCAATTGGCAATCTGATTTTCCAGTAGAAATTAAAAAATTAGAGTTAGGGGATATAGTTTTTGATGGTTGCTTAATAGAACGAAAGACCTTTAATGATTTCGCTCAGAGCATCAGGAAAGAAGATTTTTGGAATAAGTTATATCAAGCAAAAGAAGCTTATTCTAATGGAGTTTTTGTGTGGATTGATACTAATGAATATGAGAAACTAAAAGAACTTAAATATAGTCGTAATCCAAAGCTATTAGTGAATTCGATACTAGGAGCAAAAGCAGCATTAGATGCTAATGGAATTATATGGAGAGAATTTGATAAAGCAGAGGCATCTGAATATTTCTATACTTATTTCAAACGATTAACAGATACTCATAACTATACTCCCAAGCCTGTAGTAAAAAAGAAAAATAAATCATGGACTGAGCTTAGGATTCAAACGCTTATGAGTGTACCAGGAATAGGATATAATACAGCTGTTAAATTACTTTCATTATACAAGACAATTGAAAAAATCATAGAAATTTCAAAAGATTCTAATTCTAAAATTATGCAAAATGTTAAGAGGATTTTTGTAGAAAATGAACAAAGAAATAATTGATTGGGAACGAAAAGGGAATTTAGTTAAATTCTATCTCGGCAGGAATGGGGAGCAGTGGGGTGATGACTGGAATGATGTTCCTTGGGAGCACAATGCAGGTCGGGTCTACGATAAATATATTGAAGGATATAAAACCATTGCTTTTCCTTTCGAATACAATATTTACGAACCTCGGCATTCTTATTCTAAAAGAGATTTAATTAACAGGATTGTGCCGTGTTTAGTTGCGTCGAAAAGGCATTTTACTAACTTTCAAGATGCATGGGAAGATAAAGATGCCATAAAATTTTATTTTGGAGATAGAATATATGTAGAACAAGGTGTAGTAATTGAAGAGGTAGAAGATCCTGAAGTCACAACTCTCAAATTAGGATTAGATATAGATTTTTAAAACATTTAGATAAGGAAATCATAAATATTAGAATTAAATGACTATATCTCTGGTTTGATAGTACAATATCATTTAGCTATACAGAGAAAAATCATCAGTACTCTATCAGATTACCAACTTAAGCGATTAATTAAAATATGTACTTATGAACTTCAGCAAAGGAAGAATGAAAAAGAATAAAATTGCTTGGTTTGTAGTTGAATGTACAAAACCAGTAAGAATTGAATTAGAGTATTTGGAAAGCTATTTGATATTTTCTAATCCACCTAAACAATTAGTTCAAAACTTCCAATCCACCACCAAATCACCTTTTTGTTTTGTGTTTTCTTTAGTGGATAGTGATTATGAGCGAGAATATTTCTATAGCAGGATCATGGATGTAAAAAAGAAGTGGGAGACTGTAGGGAAATTCATCTTATATATCAAGATATCAATGCCTATTTACGATGAATTCAAAAAATTTTCTAAATTCGTTAATGATTGGCGTGATCGAAAGCTTGATTCATTTTCATCTTTTCTAGGAATAGTAATGTATGAAACTTTTCCAGATTGGAAAAAAATGAAGATATTAGGTGTTGACTATTTAAAACTATGGCAAGAAGGTTTTTCTGAAATAGGATCGAAGCAAATAGATAGAGAAGATTATTTTAATAGACTGGTAAAAATAGAATTTTAAACCAAATGAGCAAAGAAAGTTTCAAAATAAAGATAGAAGAAGATACATATTGGAAAGAATTAAAGAAAGAAAAGATTATAGGTGATATTTACTGTCCAATATGCAAAACTATCCTGATACTTATTCCAGCAGTAGATTTATCAATCGCATACTGTCCAAATTGTAGAAAATATTTTGAACTTATGAAGAAGTGTAAAAGATGTGGAACAGAATATAGTGTTAACGAAATACATTTCTGTAGTAGTTTGCTTACTAATGAAATGTAATGGAAGAAATAAAGCTTTTAGAAGATGCAGAACTAAAAAGAATAGGATTGAAAAGGGGTCATCATTACAAAATAGGAGATGAAATTTATCCTTCAAGTACCACTATTCTCTCAGTATTGAGAAAGCCTGCTATTGAAATATGGGCAGTAAAAACAACTGTCGAATACCTCGGTAGGCGTCTAAATGATGTTATAAATGGAAAGATAGAGCTAAATGCAAAAAATGCATATAAAATTCTAACAGAAGCGAGACAAGAACATGAAAAGATAAAAGAAAAGGCAGCGTCTTTAGGTTCGGATGTCCATAAAGCCATTGAGTTAATATTTAAATCCGAAATAAGCATTTCGGAGTTGCTTGATGCTATCGATAGTGAATCTTATCCATCTATAACTGCTTTTCTTGATTGGAAATCTTCACATGATATTAAAGCATTGGGAAATGAAGAAATTGTCTATCACAAGGAACTCAAGTATGCAGGAACATTAGATTTTAGATGTGAATTCAATGGAGAAAAATACATCGTAGACTTCAAGACGTCAAAGCGTATCTATCCAGAAATGCTCCTTCAATTGGCTTCGTACAAATACGCCTATGAATTCATGCATCCAAAAGATAGCGGCTATAAAGTCGGGATATTACGATTAGACAAAAACAATAATGGTTTTGAATGGAAGACTTGGAACGAAGACACAATTTCAATAGCATGGAATGCTTTCAAATATCTTGTTAAATATTATCATGAGGTGAAGTTGTTAGATGGGAATATATAAAAAAGCTCTTGTAAAATATATTAACCATATTGAGGAGGAACAGGTAAGACATATATTTTGGAAATTATTTGATGGGTTATTGGACAGAAACAATAAAGAAGAATGTGCTGCATTAGTAAGTTATCTTGCTGAAGTAGTAGAAGATGAAAATTAAAGATGTTGTTGGAAAAATTAATTTTGTGAAACGATACGATTATCAAAATAGTTTTTTAGATTTAACAGCTAAGTTGATTCGTACTGTTCAATTACTGAAAGAGGTGAATAAGTTAGATATACAAGAACTGAGTGTGCAAGCAAAAGAAACAGAAGAAAAAGCAGACTTGATTGTTCATGGAATTTATGAATTGCTGCTATGCGATCATACGCGAGTGACAGAAGAAGTTTCGGATATTCGATACTTCGTAAAGAGAATTGATGATATAATAGATGATATAGAAGAAGTAATTTGGCGATTGATGGCTTGGTCTCAACTGGGTTATGAACTAAATGAAGCTCAAGCTTATTTTGGAAATTTCATAGGACTTATCGAAAAGGCTATACATTCTATAAGTGTTGCTACTGAATGTTCTTCAAATTTCTTGAAATACAATGATACTATATTGGATTGCGTTAAAGAGATCAATCAATATGAAAATGAAGGTGATGATTTATACCGAAAAATACTAATTAAAATTATGAAGACTGATTTTAAAGAAGAACGAAAAAGAATATTATTATTAGAAATAGTTAAGCGATTTGAACGAATATTGGATAATGCGGAAGATATAGCAGATGCACTTGATAGTTTTAGACTCAAAGGAGGAATATAATGAGAAAAGAATTAGAGGGTCTTTCTCTGTATGAAAGATTAAGGTATCAAGAATTATCTGCTGGTATAATACATTTACGAGGTGAAATCGATGAGGTAACAGTTGATGACTTTAATTTAGAAATTGCAGCATTACGAGATGCTCGTGAATGGTTATCAAGAATCACAATTAGACTTACTTCACCTGGTGGTAATGCATATTTAGCATTTGGTGTATATGATACTTTGAAAGAAATATCGAATTCAGGTGGAGAAGTGGTTGTAATAGCAGAAGGACTGGCTGCAAGTGCTGCTGCTATGATTATTCTTCAAGGAGCAGATAGAAGATTGGCTTATCCTACTACTTCATTTTTACTCCACGAACCTCGCAGATGGACTATGTTCAGAGATGAATCTACTTCTCAATTAGAAGATGAAGCTGCCGAACTCAACCGAATAACTAACAAGGTAATTGACATTCTCGCATCACGATGTAATAAAACTGAAGAGGAAGTTCGTGAATTGATACGAAGAAGAGAAGTATGGATGGATGCCAAGGAAGCGAAGGAATGGGGATTGATTGATGAAATTATAGGCGAGAATGACAGGAAGTGTTAGGAGTTTAATAGTTGAAAATATTTATAAGTTAAAAAGTGAAAATCGAGAAATTGAAGAAATTGTGCTTGGCGAAGAAGCCTACCGGAAGTTAGCGAATGAGTTAGATTTACCTCCTGACCATAAATTTCCAATACAAACATTTTTAGGCTATCCACTTAAAGTTTTACCATATTTTCCTTCGGATTATATCGGTTTAAGATTTAAATGAATGAAAACGGATATGAAATTCTCGATGAAATAGAAATAGAAAAATTGAAGTTAATTCATAATATATGGGAAGAGGAATTCATTGAGGCTGATATTCCGTGTCCTGAGCTAATAATTGAAAGAGCGGTAGAAGTATTTGGTCATCGTATTATTTTAGCTTGCTATTTACCGGGCTCTTTAATTAGTGAATCAAAAGAAACAGAAATAGAAAGAGTAGAAAAAGCACCAGTTTCTATAATTGACTATCTCAAAGACTACATGAAAAAGAAATTTCCAAGGTTATTTTCTGACTTACATATTAATTACAGAGAAATACCTATCCATAAAACAGTTATTAGGAAGATCGGTGTCCATCCATCATTCTTTGATGTTAAGCATCCTCTTGGGAGTTGCTATGTCCTTAAATATTCGCCTACAGAAATTAAGAAGGAAGAAAATGATGAGAGAAATAAAATTTAGAGGAAAACGAATTGATAATGGAAAATGGATATACGGTAGTTTAATTATAGAAGAAGATCCTATCGCTGATGCTTTTAAATATTTTATCAAGCCATTTAATTTTTTAAGAGGAAAGTTAGTGGTTCCTGAAACAGTTGGGCAATATACTGGACGTAAAGACAAGAATGGCAAAGAAATATATGAAGGTGATATAGTACTAATTGATACAGGGGATAGTTTTCTTGAAATTAAACAGCAATATGTTGTAAGATACGATAGTATGAATGCAAGTTATTGCTTTGAAACTAATAACGGAGATAAAATTTATTTAACAAGTTTTGGAAATCCAGATTTCTTTATTAAAAATAAAGTAGAAGTCATAGGAAACATTTATGAAAACCCAGAACTAATAGTACTTCTGAGTGATGATGCATAAATCTTGCACCAGACATTCATATCCTCTTCTCATTGCAATTTTTTCGTTAGGTAATACTTTTATATATCCTAATAGATTTTATTGCGTCTATGGCTAAATATATGCGTCTCACGCAAATTGGGAGTATGGAGGTAGAATGAAATGGCAGATATTATAAAAGAAATTATAAATCTATTTGTATATCCTATAACACATGAGGTAGAAGCACATGGCAAATTACTAACAGATGAAGAAAAAGAAGATTTATTGAAAAAAGCGAAGAAGAGATATGAGAGAGAACTAATAAAAATATTTGAAAAGCATGATAGACTATGAGCGAAGAAAATTTTGATTGGTATTTAGATATAATTAAGGACACTCTCACAGAAAGAGGTAGAAAATACGATGATGCTTTCCATAAAACTTGGAAAGAATGGGGATTGGATGTAACCCGAATACAGCTGACCATCAAACTCTGTCGTTTGAAGAATCTTGAATATAATCGAGACAATTGTGATACAATTCGGGATACTTTAATTGACATTGCAGGTTATTGTATTCTTTCGCTTATAGAAATAGATAGAGAGAAGGAAAATAATTATTCCTAATAATCGAAGAGGTGATATTATGGGGTATTATGTATCAAACATAATTGGGATTCGAACAGGAGGAGTGTTTAGTGGAGAAAAGGATGTTGATGATATTAAACAACGAATTAAGAAGATAGTTTTGGAAATGCGCGAAGAATCTGAGAAGAAGAGGGGCGAAGTATTCGAGCCAGATTTGGGATGGCAAAACGGTGATCCATCACATTGTATGTGTGATAAAGAATTAGTGGGTAGTAAAGGTTCTTATGTAGTGTTAGCAGGAGTTTTTAATTACTGGACATTCGATAAAGCTGAACAATTTGCCAAACGATTATCTGAAGAATTCGGTACACACGTAATGTTAATGAGTTGGGATGAAGAGCATGATATTATTAAATCAGATGTTTATTTAGGAGGAAAATCGATTAGAGAAATCAATGAAGATCCGATTAGCAGAGCTTTCAGGAGAATGGTATAAAAAAGTACATTCAGCAGATGAAAGTACGGCTTGATATTGAAATTTATGAAAAGATGGATAGCTGTATTTAGCTCATTTATTTTTATATGTAATTATTCTATTATGTAAAAAAAATGAATATTGGAGATTTTTTAGATGGGAAGAGTGTTATAGATATAAATGCTAATTATTATCCAGACATAGCTAATATTCGAAAGCAGCTGGCATCCGGTATTGAGTTGGCTTTTAATAAGCAGTTAGTCAGTGATTGGTTCAATAGAGGTAAAGAAATTCTTGCACTTCACGGAAATGAATTATATATTCATGATTTTTCAAAGTTACTGTTATTACCATACTGCTATTCGATTGCAACTGAACCTATAATGAGTGAGGGACTGTTATACTATCCACATTTCAAAAGCAAACCACCAAAACGACTGGATTCATTTATAGCACAACTTATAGAATTCACATCATATGTAGCAAATCGTACACGAGGAGCGATAGGCATTCCTGATCTCATTTTAGCTTTAACTTATTATGTAAAGAAACAAAAACTTAGTCTAACAGAATATCAATTCAAAAATGAATTACAGAGATTATTTTACTCATTTAATCAGCATTTGAGACAGGGTGCAGAATCACTTTATACTAATATCTCGTTTTTTGATAGGCATTATTTAGAACATTTATTTGGAGATAATGTTTGGGATTTAGATGTAGATGATTTATTAACTGTTCAAAAATCGGTGATGAAGTGGCATACTAATGAAATAAAGCTTCAAATGCTACGATTTCCGGTGATAACAGCTGCGCTCAAAACAGAAAATATAACTATCCAAGATGAAGACTTCTTAGAATTTGCTCTCGAACAAAATATTCAGCATACTATGTATAATTTCCTTGCATTGCCACATCTTGATGCCATCGCTTCATGTTGTAGACTTACGTCGAGTACAAAACCATTTTATAATTCTTATGGAAGCGGAGGAGTGCAAATAGGCAGTCATCAAGTCGTAAGTCTTAACTTGCCGGGTATATTTATTAGACACCATGATAGTTTCTTAGAACGTATAATAGAGAATCTAAGATTAGCAAAAGATTTTCTTGACTGGCATAGGAAACTTCTAAAAGATCACCAACATTTAGATGCTACGTTTGAGTTAGGACTTCGATCTCTTCAGAGGATGTATTCTACTATCGGAATAATAGGAGTATGGGATTTAAAAGAAATAGCTGGATATTCATGGGATGAACTCGAAGAGGTACTCAAAGTAATTCGAACTGAAATAGATTCGTGGGAAGGATTTTATAATTGTGAGTTAGTGCCTGCAGAATCAGCAGCAGTTACTCTTTATGAAGCAGATATGAAATATACACAAGAAACTAATTCACCTTATGCTAATTATTATGAATCAGGCAAGATGTATACTAATCAAATTGTATCGCCATGGCAAAAGATGACTATTGGAAAACGAGTGAGAATAACTGGGAGATTTTCGAAATATTTTGACGGCGGTCAAATGATGTTTATAAATATCCCAAGTCCATTTCAGAATACTCATCAGATGGGTAAGGTGGTAAAAGGCGTAATAAAATATGGAGTACCGTATTTTGCATTCGACACATTTTTAACAAGGTGTAAATCGCATAATCATATAACTTTAGGTGATGCTGCACTTTGTCCAATATGCGGTGATAAGGAAGTATACAAATTTAGAAGAATAGTAGGATATTTTGTAGAGCTTTCGAATATGCATGAAAGAAAGACAAGGGATATACCATATAGAGAAATTGACACAGATGGAAATTAAAATGTTTGAATATTTTAGCGAAGCTGTACAGTTCTTAGAAGAAGGAAAGGTATGTAAAGTAATATTTAAAACTGAAATCAAAGGAGTAGGTCAGTTCGAGGGAAACATGTACAAAAAGTCTCCAGATACAATTTTAATTGAATTGAAACGAATATGATTTTAAGATGTGAAAAATGTAGATTAGCAATAACTATCACGGAAAAAGATGATTGTATTATTATCAGCGAATCAGAACTGCTACTTAAGTCGCATGCTAAGGAAGCTAAATACCGATGTCCTTATTGTAAAGAGATTATGGAAATAGAAGAATGATTGTACAATGTAAGGATTGTGGAAAAGTGTTTGGTGTAATAATAAAAGAAAAAGAAGATGGAGTCAAGCTAAAGAAAGTAAAATATCTGAAAATGAAGTGCCCCTATTGTGGTGGTAAAATAGAATGGGGAAAAAGAGAACATGTTCGAAAGAATAAGGAATTGGATAGACAAGTGGTGTAATAGAATTATAGAGTTTCTACTTATGACCGGAGTGATCGTATTAATGAGCTATGTCTTCTTTCTTATTACAATACTCATGATAGTTATTATCAAAAAATACATCTAATATTAATTTCAAATGAGAATTGAAGAGGTTATAAAATATCCAAAATTAGGCTATTTAAGAGAGTCTCCTTATGGCGGTAGAGAATTACTTGGTAAGTTAATATATTTCGAGGAGAAGCGTGATGGATCTAACATACGTTGTTTCATAGATGAAAATGATAATCTTCAATTTGGAAGTAGAAATAAAATACCAGCAAGTGATGATTTGTTAAAGTCAATTGAAAATACTGGATATGATTCTATTCTAAGAACAGCTCTTTATACAGAAAAATATCAATGGAATCATGATATAATAGTATTTTTTGAATTATTACAAAAAGGTAAAAGTCCTTCTCGTATAGAATATCATGAAAAAGATGATATTGCAGTATTTGATATTTATGATATAAATGGAGGTTGGTGGAATTACACAAGAGTCTATCAATTTTGTTATCAATGGAAACTACCGATTGTTAAACTATGGGCAGTCTCTTCATATTCTACTATTGAGAAATTAGAAAAACAAATAGAAAAAATGCTTGACCGCGCAAAAAAAAAAAAGAAAATCGAGAAGGTGTAGTCTTCAAGTCTTATGATAGCGGTAAAGCCTATTTCTTTAAAGACCGGTTAGACGTACCACACGAAAAAAATATCGAAATTGACAGAGATAGAGATGCTCCTAATATCCAGAACTACCAGAGGCAGAGGTTATGAATGAAATACAGAAAGTTTTAGATGAAATAGGACATGAACAATTTAGAAATAAGAAAATAGCAATGCCTTTGATTGCCCAATATGTAGCAGCAGAAGCAAAAAGAAGAATACGTTCTGTATCAAAAGGATTATATTCATATTATTTAAGGAAAATGAAGGATATCGAACATGCTTAGTAAAGTAAGGGAAACTAATTTCTTAGGAGAGCGAAGACTCAAAGAAACTAAAACATTCAAGTTAGTGGAGTTAGGCAATGAAAAAGAAGAATGAAAAGGAATAAAAATTTAAAATGGGTTAAAGAAGAGCCACAATGTGAGCTTATATTTTTAGCCGGCAATGTATATCCTTCATATATTCAATGTGTTCTATTTGAAACTAATGTTATTGGGGAAAGAAGATTTGTAGAAACGAAGAAATTCAAATTAGTGGAGGTTGAGTAATCAATAATGGAAAATCATCTATGGGAAGTAATTAGAGATTATGATTCTTTGATTTACTATAGTGTAGGATTGATAGTTGGTTACATGATTCATTACTTGTTCTCTTAATATAATTATATATAAAGACAGGAGGTGGTATGAATGGAAGAGGGTGTGACAATTAGGACTTCTTATTTCGGTCTTTTCTATACTATTTTGTTTAGCGTATTGGGCTATTTTGTCTATGGTGGTGTCAAAGGGTTGATGGCAGTGTTAGCTTTATGTCTTCTCTATGATTTGGCATTATGTTTGAGTGTAATTCCATTTGGCGGATGCATCATTCAAGCAGTCGTAATGAAGTTGATTTCACATAAGTTTTTCACTATACTGAATATACATCCAAGCTGGCTAACAGCCTGTATGTTCTGGTGTTATCTGATTTATGGTATAGTTATAACAATATTAGTAACTACTATTGTAATAGCTAATTTGGATAAATAAAAAAAAAGTTTGATGCTATCAGATGGTGAAATTTTAGAAGAATTGGAAAAAGGAAATATAATAATAAAACCATTCAGAATAAAACAACTAAATCCAAATAGTTATGATGTACGATTAGGTGAATATTACGCAGTAGAAACTGTTCTTGATCACTATATACTACCATTCGATGAAAATAGCATAAGAAATCATTGGAAAATTAAAAAGGCGAATAAAGAAATTGAAATTCATCCAGGAGAAACTATCTTAGCTCACACTCAAGAAATAATAGGAGGTCGTCATAATATTGCAAGTAAAATGAATGCAAGAAGCTCATTAGGAAGATTAGGACTATCCGTTTGTAAATGTGCAGGATTTGGTGATGTGGGATTTATAAATAAGTGGACTATGGAAATTACTAATCATTCACAGCATGCTTCTGTCCGCCTTCCCATTGGTATGCGAATAGCCCAAATTTCATTCT